CCGAGACCACTAGCGCATGACGCGTACGAAATGACCCCACGCCGCTTGTACGGCGGCGCAGGGCCTGAGCTGTCGAAGGAAATCCGTCGAGGCCCGCCTTCTGGCCCATCCGTGGCCATCGCGCAAGCATAATCTCCCCCCTCGACGCGCGATTCCTTCCCCCACATTCCGTCCCCATCGCCTGACTCACGGGTGCGGTCGCCAGCGGCCGTGACGCCGCATGAACATTCGCATGTCGACGCGACCACCAACGCGTTCGCTCGCCCCCACACCGTGAACCTGGAGAACCCCCCATGAAGCACACTGTCGAAGTGGAAACTTTTCGCCCCCATCGCAGCGGCACGCTCTATGGTTTTGTAACCGTGTTCATCCCGCAATTGCACCTACGCATCCACGAACTGACGGTGCACGAGAAGAACGGTCAACGCTGGGTCGGACTCCCCGCCCGGCCGCAGCTCACCAAAGACGGCAGCGTGCGCCGCGATGATCAGACCGGCAAGACGCTCTACGCCAACATCCTCGAGATCACCGACCGTGCGACGCGCGACGCCTTCTCCGAACGCACGATCGCCTCGCTGGTCGCCGGATTTCCTGAAGCGTTCGACGACGAGGCCGCATCATGAACTGCGCCCCGCCAACCACCGCCTGCGTCGATCGACGCCAGCAACTGCGCCTGCACGGCTACTTGCCGCTCCCGTTGTTCGGCAAAGCGCCGTCGCTGAAAGAATGGCAGAAGTTTACAGCGATCTCGCGCGACATGATCGACTTGTGGGGCAAGATCTGGCCCGACGCCGTCAACACCGGATGCCTGACCCGCTGGATGCCAGCGCTCGATCTCGACGTCACCAACGAAGATGCCGCGCGCCACATCGAATCGCTCATCGATGCGCATTTCGGCGAACACGGCTACGTGCTGGTCCGCATCGGCAAACCTCCGAAACGCGCAATCGCACCAACGACCCGTTCAAGAAAGTTGTCGCCAACCTCGTCGCAGCCAACGGCAACGCCGAGATGATCGAATTCCTCGGCGACGGACAGCAACTCGTCGTCGACGGCATCCATCCCGAAACCAAGCAACCTTACCGCTGGCACGGCGGCGTTCCCTGGGACATCCCACACGCCGAATTACCGTACATCCATCCCCATGAGGCCGCGGAATGGGTCGACAAGATCGCGCAAATCTTGGTCACCCAATTCAACTACCAGCGCGTTCAATCGAGCAAAAACAACGGCGGCACTTTGTGCCACGGCACCACAAAGCCCACCGGCGAAGACCGCTGGCGCGAACTCATCGACAATATCCACTACGGCCACGCTCTGCACGATACCTTCCGCGATCTCGCGGCCATGCTGATGGCGAGCGGCATGCATTCCGGCGCGGCCACCCACCTGCTGCAGGCCCTCGGCGAACGCATCGAACCCTACGACGCCCGCGTGGAGACAAGGCTGCGCGATATCCCAAGAGCTATCGATACTGCTTATCGCAAATTTCGCTGACAACAGGAGGCGAGCATGCCTCGCACCACGCAATCACAACGTCAGCACAATCACTTTCCGCTCGAAACCTGGGACGTCACCATGCCCACAACATCCAACTATCTCGTGAAAGGAATCCTCCCGCGCACCGGCCTCGCCGTCGCCTGGGGCCCCCCCAAATGCGGCAAAAGCTTCAAAATCTTCGACCTCGTCATGCACGTCGTGCTCGGGCGCAACTATCGCGGCCGCAAGGTCCGGCAAGGGATCGTGGTCTATTGCGCACTCGAAGGCGGCCACGGCTTTCGCAATCGGATGATCGCCTGGAAAACACGTTATCTGAACGGCCACGACCGGCCAGTGCCGTTCTACCTGATGGCAGAACCGCTCAACCTCATTGCCGACTACAAGACACTGATGAACGATATCGATAATCAACTCGGCGGCGACCGACCCGCCATCATCGTCATCGATACCCTCAATCGCGCCCTCATCGGCGACGAGAACAAGTCCGAGGATATGACCAAGTTCATCCGCGCCATGGACGCGCTACGCACCGCTTTCGACTGCCTGGTGCTCACGATCCACCACTGCGGTATCGTCGGCGGGCGTCCACGCGGCCATACCTCATTGAGCGGCGCTGACGATGTGCAGATCGCAGTCGAACGCGACAAGAACGGCATCATCACCGCCAAGGTCGAGCACATGAAAGAAGGCGAAGCCGGGGCCGTGCTCAGCAGCAGGCTCGATCCCGTCGAGCTTGGCACCGACGAGGACGGCGACCCAATCTCGTCCTGCGTCATCGTCGAAAGCAAGCCCGCAGCAGCCATGCCGAAGCTGACGAAGACGCAACAGCTCGCCTACGACGCACTGCAACGAACCCTCAAGGACGAAGGCGTCGAGGTCAAAACCGACAGCGAAATGGCAAAGAACGGTGCCCCGGTCGGACAGCGGGCCTGCCTGTCCGAAAGCTGGCGGAAGCAGTTCTACGAGCTGCACGGAGCCAAAAAACCGGAAGCCAAGCGGCAAGCCATGTTCCGTGCTACCCTCGACCTCGAAGAAGACAAACTGATCGCGCTCGCCGGAAAGTATGTTTGGCTATTGACCAAACCAGCGTGACATTTTTCAAAACCCGGAAATGTCACGGCATGTCACGCTGGCGGCGAACGGAATCGTCGCGGTGGACGAGCGCGTGATAGGCAGGGAGCGTGCGTCAGCGGAAGCGCAAGCGTGACGTGCGTGACACCACCCTTTAGGGTGTCACGCGTCACGCCTGCCTGTCACGCCTCGGCCGCGCGACCGTTTAATGCCCATAGAACCTACACAACGCGTTAGGTTGCCCCACTCTGAGACCGAGCTGTAAGGCACCCTCTGAAAAGCGGCCATGTCACGCTAAATGTCATGCTGCCGGAACGCTGAGGTCCGCCAGCGCTCCCAACAGTGTCGGCCCCCTTCACCTCTTCGCATCGGTGGTCTGCCGCCCGAGCGCAGCCCGTGGGCAGCGTACGCGCGTTGATTTGAGCCCCCTCGCGCGCTGTAGCGCGTCCTGCGCGTCCTGCATCACCGTCACGGTTGGCGGCGAGCAAACGCGCGGCGCTCCACGTACTGGCGGTAGTTTTAATCGTACTCAGCAAATGAGCGTTCGCTTCACTGTGACTTTCGTGCCGCAGCGCGGCGTCGATGGCGTGCGTGCCTTGCGGTGGCTGCTCAAAGCTGCCCGCCGCCGCTTCGGCCTCGTCGCGGTCGACGTGCGCGAGGAGGCGAGCGCCTGCCTTGATCAAGCGGAGGAGGATGATCATGCTGAAAGCTAAGCCCACGCAAACAATCGTCAGTATCACGCCGAGCGTGCATGCGAAGATGCAGGTCGCGGTCGATTATTTGAACACCCACCTGTTCGACGGCGAGCTACCTGACGCGTTCCTGACGTTCCAGCGGCGTGCGCATTCCGGTGGTCACTTCGCCCCAGATCGTTACGTGCATCGTGCTGCCAGGGACACTCACCAGCACGAAATCAATCTCAACCCGGATCATTTCGTCGGCGCGACTGACGAGAAGATCCTCTCCATCCTCGCGCACGAGATGACGCATCTGTGGCAGCACATGTGCGACAAGCCGGTCAAAAGCGGCTACCACGCCGCCAAGTGGGGCGCGAAGATGAAAAGCATTGGCCTCTATCCATCTTCCACCGGTGCGCCCGGCGGCAAGGAGACGGGCCACCGAATGCAGCATTACATCGTCAGCGGCGGGAGGTTCGCCGAGGTGTTTGCGGCGCTCGCGGCCACCGGCTGGAGGCTTGACCTGGAAAGCGCGGAGCGTCCCGGCAAACGCGCCGAACCGAACAGCAAAACAAAGTTCACCTGCCCGTCGTGCGGTGCGAACGCGTGGGGCAAACCGGATCTGCAGGTCGCCTGCATCCCGTGCGGAATGCGGATGGTCGCGGAAGGCAAGACGCTGGCGGCGGCGTAGGGGGCAGGCCATGGCGAAACGAATCGACGTGAGCCGTTTGACGTGGCACCAAAAGTTCTATCTTGCGGGCTTTCGCAAGGGCATGCGCGTAGCCATGGGCGAGGCCCGCCAACTCTTTCGCGAAGAGATGACGGCCACGATCAAGGAACTCGCGGAGCTACGTGTGGCCTACGCAGAGCTGGCGACGAGACATCATAGGGCCATGCACGACCGTGCCGTCGATGAGGCGGTTAACGAGCGCCAGCAGCGCCCGGGTATGCTGCTGAATTGAGTTGAGAGGAAATCGCCCAAATGCCGTCCTACGTCATCACGCAATCGTCGAGGAGGATCGGCGAGACCATCGACGCGACGCTTTGCGAGCCCGGCCCTCTCGGCTTTCCTGATCGCAAAACCGCTGTGCCCGTCCGCGTCCGTCGTGTCTCGGAGCAAGTACTTGCCGTCGACGGCGAGAACCGCAGGATCATTTCCTGCGTAGGACAAGACGGCACTACGACCTATCTGGTGAATGGCACCGGCAAAGGCGTTCGCAATCGCGAGCGGCGCGCCGCCCTGGCGCGAGCTTCGGAATTGTTGAAGCAACTCACCGCGACCATTATGCCGCTTAGAGCTGAAAGCGCAGATCCGGAACCCGTGGCTGAAAATTTGCAGCTCCTGTATGACTGGATCGCGAGAGAGCGCGAACGTGCGACAACCGCACCGCGTTCTATAGGCGAAGTGGTGCCGCGATGATGCTGGATGAAGTCAAATCGAACGGACACGCCGAACCCGCTTGGGATGCTCGCTTAGCAAGGATCGAACGGCGGCTCGTCGACATCACCGAGACCGGCGAGCAGCGGATTGCAATTCTGCGCGATGCAATCGGCGACTTCTGCGCCAGCGAGCTGGCGAGGCGTGATGATGAGATAGCGACCCTCAAAAAACAAATCGCTAACCTTGAGAGCCAGCTTGTGCAGAAGACCGTGGTCGATCGGCAAGTCGCGGAAGTCGCGGCACAGCTGGAGGAACGGCAAGCGCGGCGCGATGAGGCGAAGCGCGGGCCGCAAGGACGTCAAGGGCCGAAGGGGGAACGGGGGGAACGCGGCGCGCGCGGCCGCAACGGCGTTACAAAGGTCGTCAAACAAACCGTCAAAATCCGGAAGTGGCTCGTTGACACCAAAACTTTCACCGCCACGGCGATACTGTCTGACGGCACTCCGATGGCGGTGCTTAACTTGTATCCACTGTTATTAAAATATGATGACGAAGTCGCGAGGCGGTCATGATGCCGAGCCCACGTGCTTTGGTGGCTAGGGTGCTGCGCCCATTGCTCAAGGCGGCCGAAGGAGAGCCAAGGCGGGGTCCCTATCATTTGCCGGTGACTGGAGGCTGGTTGCCTGACGGCATCGGTATCAATTGGTGGCAGACGGGGCTGAGCCCTGCGGGGGGCGAGCGGTCGGCGGTCGTCGAGAGGTGTATCAGCTTGTATGCAGAAACGGCCGCGTCGCTGCCGGGCGCGCATTGGCGGCAAAATGCCAGAGGCGGGCGCACGCGCGTGCAGAATTCTGCATTGTCGCGGATACTGCATCGGCCGAACGAGTATCAGACCGCCAGCGACTTCATGTTGAACGCCGTGCGTTCGCTCTATGCCGAAGGTAACATCTTCGCATTGGCGCTGCGCAATTCAAGATTTGAAGTCGGGTCGTTGCATCTGATGAACCCGCGAATGTCGGCGCCGCTGATCAGTGACGATGGTGACGTGTTTTTTCGGCTCGGCGGCAACCATGTGATCGAGCGCTTAGTTGGCGACACCCAATTTCTCGTTCCGGGCCGCGACGTCCTACACGTCAAATTGCACACGAACTATCGATACCCGTCGCCGCTGGTTGGCGAGACTCCGCTCATGGCCGCGATGGCGGATGTCGCTGTTGGCAATGCATTCATCCAGCAACAAATCCAATTTCTTGCCAACCAAGCGCGGCCGTCCGCAGTGCTCTCTACGGATCTCGTGTTAAGCCGCGAGCAAACGCAGGAGATTCGCGATAGATGGAATGATCAAAGCAAGGGGCTGAGTGCGGGCGGGACGCCGATCCTCACCGCCGGACTTAAGGTAATGCCGTGGTCGACGCCAGCCAAAGACGCCCAACTTGCGGAACTGAGCAAGTTGTCGGCCGAACGGATCTGCTGGGCTTTTGGCATTCCGTTGCAACTTCTCGGTCTTGCCACCACACCGGCCACGTCCACGGAAACGTTGATGCAATTTTGGCTCGCGACCGGATTGGGTTTTGCGTTGAACCATGTCGAACAAGCCTTCGATCGGCTGTTTGGTCTCGAAGGTGAGCCCGAGAACTATTGCGAATTCGATACCGCCGCGCTGCTGCGCTCGGCACAGAAGGACAGGATCGAGGCGCTGGCCCGCGCTGTCCAATCCGGCGTCTACTCACCAAATGAAGCGCGCGCTTTCGAGGATCTGCCCGCAGTCGCATATGGTGACGAGCCTAGGACGCAGGCGCAAAACGTCCCTCTGAGCGCCGCCGCCAACATCCCGAGCATGCCAGCAGCAGTCGTGCCGCCATCCGCGCCAGCAGCGAGAAATTACGCCGCCGCCGTCAGGCTCGACGTCGACGCATTGAGAGCGCGCACCAAGCGTCCCGAGCGCATTGGGGCACTCGACGGAGCAGCCGAGCCGCGCGAACCTATCATCAGGAAAACCCGTGCAAACGGGCTGCAGCAGCCGGTCCGGCCGGTTGCTTCCGACCGGCGATAAACGTTTTATCAGGCTGGGTGAGTGGAGGACGGAGGCTCTCTTCCCGCATCCGCGGCGGCAACGGGCGAGTTCGGCTCGGCAAGGAGATAGGTAATTGCTGATCTGTTACCTCGATGATAGCGGCAAAGACCCGCAGAACCCTATTACTTGCGTCGCTGGCTATGTCGCGAGGGATGATGCCTGGCAGAAATTTGAGACGGAGGTGAAATCGATCTTTGCCGAGGCAAAGGTTTCAGTTCTCCATGCCAAGGAATTGCATGACACAGACGGTGATTTTAAGAAATGGACTAGGCTTCAGAAGCAGGCGTTCATAGCCCGCATCGGGCAGGTATCTGCCCGTCATTTGATGATGGGAATGAGCATGTCGGCCCTCAAAGGCTCATATCGGGAGCGCGCAATTGAGCGATCTGAGGAAAGTCCATCAAGACGAACAGTCACCCCCTACACTTTCTGTTTCCAAGTCATTGTGGATTGGATGTTGCGAGACATCAGGATAGGCCGCGCGGTCAATACCGAAGGCGTGGGCCTCGTTCTTGAAAGTGGTCATGAAAACAACGCGGAGGCGGAGAACGAATTTTATTGGGTGCGAGAGCATTACAAGCTTCAGCATGTTTTGAAATCGATTTCTTTCGTGCCAAAGGATAGTTGCCGCGCCATCCAATTGGCCGATCTTCTGGCGTTTTACTCGCGTAGGGACGGCGTAGCTTTTGTTAGAGCGCAAGACGACGAACGCGAGACTTACGAAATGGACATTATGCTGAAGGTTATTTTGGAAAGCGTTCCCCATCTCGGATTCGTCGCGACCGAGTTCCACGATCGACCGCCCGCTTGACGCGCGACTTCGGCCACTTCTTCACACGGCCGCAACGTGCTTGCTAACCTGGAGATCACCGATGTCGATCACCCCGAACGCCCGGCGGAGGCAGGCTTTTCTATTCGGCAGGCAGGTCGCCCTGCGCTCGAGCAGCGACGCGATCGACCAATTGGAGGCGCAACTCCATGCCGAACGCGAACAGCACGCCTTCGTCGTCGGTGAGCTGGAAAAGCAGATTGCCACATTGCTGCGGGACCTGATGCAGGCGAAGTACGAACTCGCCCGCCGAAACCTCGCCGACAAGTTCCTAAACACGCCGAGCCCGTCGCCATCGGTGCACTAAGCGATCATCGCTTCGACATCGAACCGCGGCGGCCGCATTGGCGCAACACCGAACGCCATCACGAGAGCGGTCATGCCGTCGATCCTCCCGCTGCTACGTTTCTTGGAAAGCTTCCTGTTGCCAGCGGGGTCGCGGTCGATGACGGCGTTGCTCGCGCACATCATCAAGATTGGATGATTGCCGTGACGCAATTTTCGTTCGAGGATAATGCTTTCGAGGTCGCGTAACGCGGGCGACATGCTTTTGTAGCCTTGGCCGAACGGCACGAACTTCTCCTCGATTGCTTGCTCGCTGAACCCGGCGTTCAATAACCAAGGCTTGAGGTGCGCCATATTCCATCTATCGAACGCGAGCTTGGCGACGCGGTGCTGATCGAACACATGCTTGAGGTGACGTGCAATATATTCGTAGCTCACCGACGACCCCGGCGTCGTCTGCAGAAATCCCTTCGCCGCCCAGCTGTCGTAAGGCACGCGGTCGGTCTGCGCTTTGGTGGATAAATCTGCGGCCGGTAACCAGAACGTACACTGCGCGCTCCAGCAGCCATCGGCGATATCGACGCCGATCAGAACGAGCGCCGTCAGGTCGCGCGTTTCGGAAAGGTCCAGTCCGGCGAAGACGTCGCGTCCTCTGAGATCGAGCGGCTCGCCCGCGCACGCTTTCCATTGTTGTGGCGTCACGAACGGCGACGAGGCCTCGATCCTCTGGTTCAATATGAGGTTGCGGTAAGCCGCCTCACGGGCGGGCATACGTTTTGCATCTGATGCCATGGCTAACACCTCGTCCGGGTTTTGAAAGTTGCCGAGCGCCGGGTTGGCGAGCTTGATCGTTGCAATGTCGAACGGGTCGGCATCCACCGGTGCCGAAAACAAACTGCAAATCACGCGCGGATCGTGACCGGCCAACGCGTCGTCGAGCAAAATGCTCAGCAAGTCGTTGTCGTTCACTGCCTGCGTGGAGATGACGACCGAGAGCGGCGCGAGTTGCCCGGCGGTCGCGGTCTCTAAGGCTTCGTAAAGTTCGCTTCTCGGTCCACGCACTTGCCCAAGCTCGTCATGGATGATCAGCGTCGGGCTCAAGCCGTAATTGGTCGCGGCATCCGCCGACAGCGCGCGATACACCGTCCCCCGTGCGGGGCAGACCAATTGTTTCACGCCATCTTTGCACACGACCTCGGCGCTCAAGCGAGGCGACATTCGGATAATTTTGCTGGCGAGCGCAAAAAGCAAGCTGGCCTGATCACGGCTTTGCGCGCAAGAAAACAATTGCGAATTCGGGACACTCGCCGGACCGCACAAATGCACGAGCAGCAAGAGCGCCGCAAACGTTGTCTTGCCGCTCTTTCTGGCGATACTGATGATCGCCCGGCGGGTGATCGCGGGATTGTCGTAGATGCGCCGGATCTCGCGCTTCTGCCACTCCATCAGCTCGATCGGCTGACCGATCAACACGCCCTCGGGAACGCGGCACGTCGTCTCGATCCAGGCGATGATCTCCTCGCCGAAAGTTTGCTGCTCACCGCTTGGTATATCCGGCGTCATCGGTATTTCCCGCCAGCGCCGACGGCAACGTTCAAAAAGTCCCGCTGTGCCTCTGCCGCAAGCCTGTGCACGAGGCCGGGGCCGCGAGCTTCTGGCGGGTAGGCTGAAAGCTTATCGGCGACCATCTGCAGGAAGCCATCGCGTGACGCTCTCATTGAGGGCCTTGAGCTTGATCGCAAGTCAGTTGCGCAGTTTCAACGGCTCGGCCAAGGTGACGATTTGATGTCGGTCGACAGTGAAGGTCATTTGCTTGTCACCCGGCAACTCGACGACGAATTTCAACTCCTCGCCGGACGGATGCACCAGCTTGATAGTCATTTCGCCCTTGATCTCGGCAATTTCTCCGAGATCGCCACGCAAGAGACTAAAGCCCAGCAGATAGAGCGCAGCAGATAAATCTTGATCGATATGCGTCATGTCGCCTAAGTGTTGCAAAAATCACGCGGTGAGCCGCTGGCCAGACCCATTCGCGAATAATTCGTTTTACGCTTATTGCGCGATTCGATCCCCTTTAATTAGCATCGCGCTTGCGTCGACCGAATTAGCATTGCGCCTGTGTTAATTTGACAACATCTTTTGGGCTATGCGACAACTTTTGCTTGACGGAGGTATTAATCTATTCTTATAAGTCGGTTTGACGAGTCAGGGCTCGTGGACACTCCTTTACACGACGACCTTAACACCGGTCCACGACGACCTTAACACCGGTCCACGACGACCTTAACACCGGTCCACGACGACCTTAACACCGGTCCACGACGACC